AGATTTACGCACTATTAGATAATAGAATAGACGTACACACAAAGATGATAGACCTTTACAACGAAATGATTGACTAATATAATAGAATAAACTAAACTGCATGATCTATTAACTTGGAGGGGGTTTCATGTCGGAAGATTTAGCTAAACTTGTACGTGTGTACAAAAACATTCGTAGTAAGCGTGCCGAATTGTCTAAGAAGTTCAAAGAAGAAGACGGTGCGCTCATTGAAAAATTAGACGTAGTAAAGAAAGCATTGCTTGATTACTGTAATGAAAACAATGTTGAAAGCGTACGCACGTCCGAGGGTTTATTTTATCGCTCGGTCAAAGCTCGGTATTGGACTAGCGACTGGGAGTCCATGTATGCGTTTATATTAGACCACCAAGTACCTGAGTTTTTTGATAAACGCTTGAACCAGTCAAATGTAAAACAGTTTTTAGAAGAAAACCCTGAGTTAGTACCGAAAGGTTTAAACGTTGACTCTGAATACACCTTGTCTGTGAGGAAAAAGTAATGGATAAATTTGTACCAATTGAAAAAGTAGCAGAGCATTTTTGTGTGTCTGTATCAACCATTCGCGCTTGGGTTAGGGCTGACCACATACCAAAGAACACGTATGTTAAAGTGGCTAACACATACCGGTTTAGCTTAGATAAGGTAGCCGATGCGTTGTTGGATAGTGATACTGAGCAAGATGATTTTGCAGATGTTGTTTACGATGTAGCGTCACCGGACGATGACGTGTGAAGCGATTAAGTATTCGTGACGGCACGTTTTATCCATACGGCGACACCATAGATGTTGTTATAATAAACGCGGGGCCAGTATCACGAGAGTATTTTTCGCACGAATTTGATGCTACGCAAACAAAGTCTGCAACGTGTTGGTCTGTAGACACACAAAGACCTGCTGAAGCTGTGCCTGATGAACATAAACAAGCGGCTAGATGCTTAGATTGTAAACACAATATACGAGGATCGTCCGGTTACGGGAGAGCATGTAGGTTTTTTCAAAGATTAGCTATTGCATTTAAGGACGAGCTAGACGTAATATATCAGTTGCAGTTGCCAGCCACTTCTATATTTGGTAAAGCTCGTGGTAGTGACATGCCACTACAAGAATATGTACGGCATCTATCAAAACATAATACTGCCGCTACGTCTGTGGTAACAAAGATATATTTTGATAAAAGTCACTCCTTACCCAAGCTGTTTTTTAGGCCAGTACAAGGTCTTGACAAAAAACAATTAGAGACTGTATCGGCGCTGGTTAACCACCCCGATGTATACGAAGCAATAACCTCTGCCGAAAGGCCGAGCGCAACCGCGTCACCCTTTGATTCTGTCGAGGGCTACGCATTTAAATAAACCATTCTTAGGAGAATGAGCATATGACACACCTTATAGAAAACGTTGAAGCCTTATACCCACGCATAAACCAAACATATCGGTTTGACAATACTGAAAACCGGTCTGTACCTTGCGAACCAAAAGAAGATGGTGCGGCGTACGAGATGTCTTTCCGTATGTCCAAAGACCAAGCTAAAGCATTGTTTGGCGCTATGGTAAAATCGTACCAAGAAAAACGTGAAGACAAATGGCCTGAAAAATTAGACATGCCGTTTAAGAAAGACGATGATGGTATGTACGTTGGTAAGACCAAACTAAAAGGCGCTTACAGCGGTGACCCCACACAAAAACCTGCTCAATATGATGCAAGCAACACCAAGCTCCCTGCTGACTTTCGTTTAACAACGGGTAGCACAGTCAACATTGCTATTATATTTCAACCATATAACGGCGCTATGGGTAATGGCTGTAGCTTACGTCTCAAAGCAGTACAAGTCACTAAGTACGCCGAACCTGTTGACAATAATCCATTCTCAGCTACGGATGGTTTTACTCACGGTGGTGAAGCAAGCCCGTTTGACTCCAATATATCTCAAGATGGTGACGACGTGTTTGAAGAAGAACCTGCGGCTGAACCGCCTGCACCGAAGAAAAAGCTGACCAAAAAGAAAGCCTCTGCCCCAAAAGAGAAAGAAGAACTCAGTTCAATTATTGATGATTGGGACGACGAATAGTTCTCACTGTGACCGTGGGGGATTGAACGCCCCTACGGTTAATTTTTCTTTTTGGGGGGACTATGGACACACATGAATTTTTGAGCAACGTGCTGGCGCGTGGCAACCACTACTGTCTATTACAATTACTTGACGGTGGTAAAGACGCGGCTAGTAGGAAACAAACTTTTTATAACAACATAGATGACTTAGTGGTCGCGGCAAAGCAAGCCGATAACGCTGGTTGGGATGTGTACATGGCAATGGGTTCGTTTGCCGAACGTGGTAAGCGAACAAACGATAGGGTGCAGAATGTAAAAGCGTTGTTCCTTGATTTAGATATAGATGAGGACGACGAAAGAAAATACTCAACACAACGTGAAGCTCTTAATGAGTTACGTAGTTTTTGTAGAGAACTGAAGTTACCTAAACCGTTTATCGTAAACTCAGGTAGGGGTATACACGTTCATTGGGCGTTTAAAGAGAGCGTCCCAAAGGATGAGTGGCAGGTAGTTGCAACACGTCTTAAAGCTACAGTAAAAGATAAAGGATTACTGGCAGACCACGCTGTTACCTCAGACGCGGCTCGTGTGTTACGCGTACCAGAAACACATAACCACAAAACAGACCCACCTACACCTGTTAGTTTTATCTATGGTTCAGCTACGCCCGTCGATTTCGACGTGTTTGCGGCGTTGCTTGGGTATGACACGATACCAGTACCCACTAAGGTGGACGGCCCTACGTCCTTCATGGACGCAATACATAGTAATATCACAGCAAGTTTTGAAGACATCATACATCGCTCCCGGGAGGGTAGTGGGTGTGAACAGTTACGCAGAGTCGTTGACGAGCCTGATACGCAGAGTGAACCTGTGTGGGTATCTGCTATATCAATAGCTAAAAAGTGTGACGACGGTGGGCGTGAAAAAGCACATGAAATATCCAGAGGGTATGATGGCTATGATCCTGATGAAACGAACGTCAAATACGACAACGTACAGTATCCACACACATGCTCCACGTTTGACCAACGTGTTGAGGGTATATGCCCTGACTGCCCTAACTTCGGTAAGATAAAATCACCGATTGTAATTGGCCAAAAGATACTCGAAGCAGAGGATGAGGTGTTTGATATACCTACATCCACATCCATTCCGGCGTACCCCAAGCCATACTTTAGGGGTATGAACGGTGGGATATACATGCGAACAAGTAACTCAGAAGGGGACATAGACGAAAAACTTATATACCACAACGACTTGTATGTAATAAGTAGGATCCGTGACCCCGAAGAAGGCGAGTCTGTGGTTATGCGTTTGCATCTACCTAAAGACCCCATAAGAGAATTTACTATACCACTAACCGCTGTCACATCAAGAGATGAATTTCGTAAGCACATGGCTATGAATGGTGTGGCGTTAACTAAAATGGACGAACTTATGAACTATACAACTACTTGGATAAACGAATTGCAAGCTGACGGTGAAGCCGCCGACGCGCATACACAATTTGGTTGGACTGACGATGATACTTTCGAGTCTTTTGTTATTGGTGATAGAGAGTTGTTTGCCGACCGAATCGCATTTAATCCCCCTACAAGTCGCACCGCGTCCTTATTTCCAGCGTTTAAACCTAAAGGGACGTTGGACGAATGGGTTGAGATGATAGAATTTTACAACCAACCTAATATGGAACTTCATCAATTTGTTATATGTAGTGCATTTGGCTCCATACTTATGCCGTTTAACCCCGTTAATAACAGTATGTTTCACATACACAGTAAAGAGTCTGGTGTAGGTAAAACAACAGCCATGCTAGCAGGGGCTTCCGTCTGGGGTAGACCTAAAAGCCTTGTTATGAAAAAGAAAGATACGGAGAACAGTCGTTACTTACGGGCAGAAGTGTATAAGAATCTACCGTTGTATGTAGACGAGTTGACAAACAGTTCGGGAGCGGTGCTGTCCGACTTTGTGTATGCCATGACTTCGGGTGAGCAACCAGACAGAATGACTGCGAATACAAACACGGCGCGGTACAGAGGTGTTGGTTGGAAAAACATGACTACTACAACAGGCAACACCAGCGTACGTGAACGTATAGCTATGGGAAAAAGTGGTATAGACGCAGAGATGCAACGATGCTTAGAAAAGTATGTTGCTAAGCACTCCGTGTCTACCGATAAGCAAAAGACGGATGAATTTGCACGTCGCGTAGAGAATGTATATGGCCACGCAGGGCCAGAGTTCGCTCAATATGTTATGCAAAATGTCGATTCGGTGCGTAATTTTTGTTTGCAGTTGCAGAAGCGTACGGATGAAGAAGCTAAGTTAAACGCAGAAAACCGATTCTGGTCGGTGCATGTCT